AGCCTAAATTCCATATCACTAGACTATTCCTTTCTCCTTTTGTTACTGGTTTGACTCGATGCCATACAAAAGATGGAAACACAACCAACGAGCCTTTTGGTAATATTTCTTTGCATATTCTAATATTAGGTTTTTTATCAGGATCTTCATTCCTTAAATCAAACTCTAATTCACCACCTTTATATTCTTTTGGGTCTGTAAGTGTCACTGTTACAGATAACTTTCTTATTTTTCCTTTTGTTGGACCTTCTTCTATATAAGGCTTATCCCAACTATCAGCGTGCCAATCGTAATATTGACCTTTTTTATATATTGTAAACTGACAAGACTCTGAATAGTCCCAATCAAAATTCCAACCTGCATTTTTATTTGCCATGTGAACGTAAGGTTGAATTTCTTTATATATCCAGTTATCATTCATCCAAACAATATTTGAATCCCTTTTTTTCTGTAAATTTTTTACTTCTTCTTTAGTGAGAGGGTGTTTATTTAAATTTCTATCTCTACCAAAACCACCTGTTATAGCCATAATTTCTCTTTTCTTTTCTGCTCTGCCATATCGAACAATAAGATCACATATTCTTTCTGGAATGGCTGATTCAAAATACCAGTAATAATTAGACAGATTCATATGTTATTGTTAATATTGTAGTAAGTTTGTTTTTATTAGGCGCTTTAAAAAAATATCTTAATATTGAAGGAAAAATATAATAGTTATTACTCTTTAAAGGTATATGCCAAGTTCTTCCTTTTTTCCTGCCATCTTCATATTCTATAACCAATTCACCTTCATCCTCAATGTCAACACCATATACACAAGTGTAGTCTGGAGCATTTCTTAAAACTACAGGATCTACATTATTTCTATTAAGTGAATTTTCGTTACTGTTAAGAACGTTTGCAAACGTTGATTTTAAAACTAAAGTTCTTTTATATTCAGTTCTAAAATGATCTCTTATATAATCAAGCAACCATTGTAATTTTTTTGAAAAGGGAACTTTGTAATCGTTATAAGAATAATCGAGTGGATTATTACTTATTCTATCACCATTAGCATAAGAACTAATGATGTCGTTTTTAATTTTATTTTGATCGATTTCAAAACCTTTTGGAGTTTTAACGTCTCCATAAATAAGACTAATCTCTGACAGCACCACCTTCTGCATAAATTATTTTTCTATTTTATTCCAACTCCCGTTAGCTTCATCCCAGTCATATCTATGAGTAAGTTGTTCCTCAGATGATAATTCAGGTGCATCACCTATTGGTGACTGCCACCTTGCTTCTGCTGTATTAAGCACCCAACTAGCATAAGGTTTTTTATGTAAGAATAAATCATTGTCCTCATCATAATACATACCTATACCAGCGTAGTTACCTCTAAGTGCTTTAGAGTTATCACCTGATGAGTGTGTACCTTGTCTAGTATTATATGATGTTTGTTTCCAAAGAGGCCAGCCGTGGATTCTTTCCAAGTACTGTCTACCTATTTCTTCTTCTTCAACACCAGAACCATTAAGTAAGTCTTTGTTGTCCACTGCGTGAACTGCTATAACTTTACTGTTTATTCCTAGTTTTGCAAAATGTGCCATAATGTTTCTCCTTATATATTAATTTTAAATACCATTCAACTATTGAAATTTATACCTTATTATCACCACTCCTTTACCACCATTACCACCACCGGGACCACTACTGCCGCCGCCACCACCAAGATTATCCGTTCCATTTGCACCAGAGTTTCCGCCACCGCCTGATCCACCAGTTCCTGTTGTATTACTACTACTAGACTGTCCATGTCCAGAGCCACCTCCTCCTCTAGTAACTGGTGATCCAGTTATTGAATTTGCTGCTCCAGCTCCACCTGCTCCTGCTCTGCTACCTGATCCTTGAGGACCCGGTTGTCCCACAGCGCCTGCTCCACCGCCACCACCACCGGTAGTGTTACCTGAACCTACAAGAGCACCAGTTCCTCCATTATTACCTTGAGTTGGAGTTGCTGGATCTGATGTTGGGGGTGTATTTCCACTACCACCACAAGTAGTTTGATAACTACCTCCACCGCCTGATCCTCCATCACCACTTCCTGGAGGAGACGCACGTCCACCTCCACCACCTGCTGAAGTTATGGTTGAAAAAACTGTGTTAACACCAGTTCCACCAGGAGATCCGCCACCTGGATCTCCAGCACCTCCACCACCTATTGTTATTGGATAACTTTGAACTGAAACTGGTAATCCTGCAGTTGTTGGTGATGGGAAGTTTGATCTATGACCACCTGCACCGCCACCTCCAGCGCTGCCGGCTCCACCGCCACCGCCGCCTCCACCGCCTACTACTAAATATTCTACTGTAGTTGAGCCACAAGGTTGTCCCACATTTGAAACTACAAAATTTCCATCAGCGTTAAAAGTATGAATTTTAAAATTACCACAAGTAGCAACACATCCACCAGTCGCTGCAATATGTGCATTTCCTTGAACTGTGTCGTCTGTTTGAATATTTAACCATCCCTTAGTTCCATCTACATAAACTAACGTTATTGAATCTCCTTTAGTGTCTAAAGTTGCATCTAAACATAAACCTGCAATCTTTGATCCACCTCTACCCACTGTAACAGCCTTACAAGCAGCACAAAAAGTATTTCCATAATCTTTAATTGAAACAATATCACCAGCAGATGGACTTGAAGGCAATGTAACTGTAACAGCACCTCCTGATGTATTAACAAAATATCCTTTACCACTTTCAGCAGTAAGAGGAGATGTTTTAGCTGTTGTGCACCAATCCACAGTTCCAGTTCTGCCAAACCCTGATTGTGTAGCACCTGGCGCTAAAGTCACAGCGGTGCAGGCACCACCTAATGTAAGTGTGCTTCCTGTTCTTTTTTGTATCTCGTTTACTTTAATTATACTCATTATTGAAACCTATACCTTACTATAACTATGCCTGAACCACCATTACCACCAGCTCTTGCGTTTGGAGCGGATCCTGCCGGACCTGCACCACCTCCACCGCCACCACCTGTGTTAATTGTTCCGGGGTTTGTAGCACCTGATGCTCCACCACCACCTGACCCTCCAGAACGTGAAGAATTATTGTATTGTTGTCCGCCTCCGCCACCGGCTCTAGTAGTTGGCGTATTATTTATTGAACTTGTTACTCCATCACCACCCACTCCAGCAGCACTAGGTGTTCCATCTGCTCCAACAGCTCCGGCTCCTCCGCCACCGCCACTTGAATAATTAGGTCCTCCCCATGGTGACTGTGATGCTCCACCATTTTTACCTTGGGCTGGAGTCACTGGAGGTGTATTTCCTGTGCCACCTGTGTTACCACTACCTGCCCCTCCACCACCTGATCCACCTGGAACTCCACTTGCAGAGGAACCTGAATCTGCTCCACCACCGCCTCCTCCTGCAGAAGTTATTGTGCTAAAAACTGAATTGACACCTGATGCTCCCGTTATACCTGGTGCTGATGTTCCCGTTCCACCTGGTCCACCACCACCTACTGTAACAGTGTATGGTCCTGGAGATAAGGTTAAAGATTGTGCGATTGCTAATGGAGATGCTGACCAACAACCTGAAACTGTTGAACATTTTGATTCTCTATATCCTCCTGCACCACCTCCGCCAAGGTGAGACGCTGGTCCAGTTGAACCACCACCTCCGCCTCCACCGGCTACTACAAGAAAATCTACTCTACCTTTTGGACCACCACCTGAAGCCACACAAAAAGTTCCATCTCCAGTAAAAGTGTGTACTTTAAAATTTGTACAAACTGTAGCCACTGTTCCACCAGTGGCTGATAAAAATGCTCCGCCAGTAACATTTGAAGTTGAATCGTGAATATCTTGCCAACCTTTAGTTCCATCAACATAAATTAAAGTTATAGATGTGGATTCTGTATCTAAAGTTGCACACAGACAAATACCATTAATTTTCGAACCATTTCTTCCTAAAGTGACAGGGTTGTCATCCCAAGTATTAGCGTAATCTTTAAAGGCCACAATGTCTCCTGCACTTGGAGAGGATGGTAGAGTTACTGTAATTGCTCCGCTTGTGGTATTTACAAAAAATCCATCACCACTTGTTGCAGTGAACGGTGATGTTTTTGCCGTTGTGCACCAATCAACAGTTCCAGTTCTACCAAAGCCTGTTTGTGATGCACCTGATGCAAGAGCAACAGTATCACCACTTGCACCAACTGTAATAGTGTTACTAGACTCTTTTATAATGTCTGCTCCACACGTGTTTTGAATTGTATTTACTTTAATAGTGCTAGTCATTATTGAAATTTATACCTTATTATAACCACACCTGATCCTCCCAGACCAGCGCTTCCAGATCCACCGCCACCACCTGTATTATCTGTTGCATTTCCAGTGCTACCAGAAATTGGAGGAGATGCTCCATAACCTTGACCACCACCGCCTACTCCTGCTTTTCCAGTTCTACCTGGAGAAGGACTTGAACTGCAAGCAACTGCACCTGGTGATCCTGTAGCATTATTTCCACTACCTCCACCAGCAAAATATCTTAAAGGTCCACTTGGACCTGGTACACCTGCAGCTGGATTAATTTCTGTCCCATGACCATCTCCACCACCGCCAGAAAATTCTCCACCACCTGATGATCCACCGCCACCATTAGTGCCAGCAGCAGAAGCTCCTCCACCACCGCCACCACCAGCGTATGCACTGGATGAAACAGATCCTCCTGGATTTCCTTGTACAGGACTAAAAGGCGGAGTATTTCCTGTTCCACCACTAGTATTGGAATCTCTTCCTGCTCCACCACCTGAACCACCAGCGCTTCCTGCTTGTCCTTGTGTTCCACCTTTTCCACCACCAGCGGATGTAATTGTGCTAAAAATTGAATTAGTTCCACAGTTATTAGCGGACCCGCCACCACCTACTTGAATTGGATAATTTTGAGCTGACACAGGTAAAGGAGTAGAAATAGATAAAGGACTAGCTGTGTATGATCCTGAAACAGGAGTAGTGTGTGCCTCTCTAAAACCACCTGCGCCACCACCACCTCCGTTTGGCGTACCACCTGCGCCGCCACCACCTACAACTAAATAGTCTACATTATTATTACCTGGTGTTGGAGCTGTTGAAATACAAAAGTTTCCATCACCAGTAAAAGTGTGAATTTTAAAATCTCCTGAAGTAGTTATTGTTCCGCCTGTAGCGTTAATGAAACTAGGTGCACCTGTTATGTTACTTGTTGAGTCTTGAATATTTTTCCAACCTCTAGTTCCGTCTACGTAAATTAAAGTTACTGATTGACCTGCGGTATTTAATTCTGCATTGAAACAACCACCATTAATTTTTGATCCATTTCTACAAATGGTAACTTCTTTACATGCAGTGGCCCATGTATTTGCATAATCTGCAAAAGACACAATATCTCCAGCACTAGGTGAGCTTGGAAGTGTTACAGTTATTGCACCACCTGATGTGTTAAGAAAAAATCCATCACCACTAGTTGCAGTGAAAGGTGAAGTTTTAGCTGTTGCACACCAGTCAACAGTTCCTGTTCTTCCAAAACCTGTTTGTGATGCACCACTTGCAAGTGATACAGTTTTACCAGATGATCCAACCGTAAGAGTTGAACCACATTGAACATCTATTGTATTTACTTCTATTTTACTCATTATATTACTACCAATGTTCCAGTTACAGTCACTGTGTTAGTAAAAGTTACTGGTCCTGCTAATACAGCACTTTCTATTACCATAGGTTTAGTAAAAGTTGCTGCGTGATGGTGAATGCTAGTTTCAGCTACTCTATCACCTACGTAAACCTGTTCATTTATTTCAGCCATTTATTCTCCTTATGTACTAATTGCATCTACACGGCTTAACCAAACATCTACACTTGATGCAGTATTGGCTTGACCTTTCAATACATCTCCACTGTTTAAAACTATTTTAGAACCACCTTGCACAAGTTCTACAGAACTTGCTGCGGGCAAAGCTAAATCTTTAACGATGTATCTCAAAGTTCCAGAACCATTATCATCTATAAAGACACTAACAGTCACTGCACTCGCTAAGACATTGGCAAGTCTAATTCCTACAACAGCATCGTCAGAGTTAGCTGTTAACAAAGTCGTTGCCGAGTTTGTTATCTGCGCTCCCGATCCTTCAAAATCTTGTGCCATTTATCCTCCTATAATGCAATCGCCATTGCGGTTGCAAATCCTTTACTGGCTGCATTTTGCACTTCGCC